GTGACAGCGGCAACGACTTTGGAAGCACACGATCCCGAAGTCGGACATCCTTGATGAGTCTCTGCATCTCTCGAACGGCCTGGCTCACGGAGAGCTCTTGTGGCCTATGGGAGACAGCAGCTCTATCGTTAGGAAGTCCTTCCCCGGAAAAGTAAACGTCCGCTGAAGTTGAGAGCGTGGGTACAAGATGAGGGAGAATCGTCTGACCGTTGACCACCCAGACGAACAAGGAGTCTGTCCGCTGGAAGTCAGTCCGGCGCAGCTCAAGAGAGCAATGACGAGGATCAGCCATTGAGGAGAGGCTAGATCTTGCCTCTTTAAGTAGAGGTGGGGTGAGGGTGTGAATGCCCCAACCTCCCTGTTCCTCGCCCGAATGAACCTGATAGTTAAAGAAACCGGTCTTGCCGGCAGGTTCGATTCGCGACTCCCCCTCTTTACAAGGCAGTAGCTTCGGAATAACGCGCAAATGACCAGGCTCGAACTCTCGAATGGCCTGACACGCAGCTCGGCGAGGTCTCACATAAGTGAAGCGACCTTCGAACCGAGGATCCCGTGCAAAGTCGACCGGATACGATCCATCGACATTTGGGGGTCCGGGCAAGCGACTCGACGATAGGCCATTCTGAAGCCTATGGAGAAGCGTGCCTGCGACCCGACGTTGCCATCGGGTGAAACGTGTCTCACAGCCAGTCGGGAGAACCACACCGAGCCCTCCAAACTCGGGGGCGGCATGAAGATTCCACTCCCCATCACGAGTATGAGTTCGGATATCGTCTCGAAAGAAGTGATGGACCCTTTTGAGGGTTCGATCGGGACGACAGGATTCCGTGATTGCGCGATTGACCTTGGGGACAAAAGGTGTCTCAAGATTCTCTGGTCGGATTCCAACTCTTGTCTGGGACGAGTAAAGAAGCCCAGTATTCAAGAAGGGAAGTGGAATCAGACGACCAGCTCGAACGAGCCAAGCCTCGGAGTTGACGGTCAGGAAAGCTGGGCTTATATAATTCTTGCCCATGGAAAGCGTGAAACCCGCGAGGGCCACATACTTCAACCAGACCGAATAGAACTCCGTAGAGGCTCTGAAGAGGATGTCGTCACCGTTAACAAGGACGGGAAGCTCTTCCAACTTGATAGGGGATCCCAGATGTTCCTCAAGTGCAACCCAGTATGCGACAAGGTTGATCGCACACAGCACCGGGAAACTTAAGGGCGAACCCATCAGTTGGCCATTAGACTGTAGGAAGGAGTCCACACTCGAACTGGTCCCCTTGAAGAGGGACTTCGGGTATGAGATCCTATGGTTTCCAAGAACAGCCGAGCAGACGACCCTCTCATTCGAGGAGGCACCAATCGAGTCTAAGAAAGAAGCAAGAGCGAGCGAGTTCATCTCCTGAGAGAGACCATCGGTCGCGGCTGAGTAGTCGCCGCTGACCCAATTGGAGAACTCAAAGGAACGATCCAAGCGCTTTTCGAGAGCGCGCTCACGGTCCTGGAGACCTTGGAGATGGCTACCATCTAGAGGACAACCAGTCAGTTCGAACTGTGGAAAGTCCTGGAGCCGATCCCACATGATCTTCTGGTACGGCATGGCCGCCCAGTAAGGAAGACCGGAGCCCTTCGTGATCAGGCGACACTTGAGAGGTTCGAGAACTGCTGCTACCTGCGCTTCGCAGGCGCCGCGATTCCTTACCCATTG